GTCAAAAACTCCTGCCTCCGCTCCATTGGTTACAAAACGCAAAGAGTTTGTAGAGTGGTTATACCCAACCTCACCAATAGTGGCGCTTTCAGGGTCGCCAAATTTAATGCGAACTTGAGACGTATTTGGGCCAAGTAAGGTCAAGTCATTAGCGACTGAATCACTACCAGAAATTCTTGCAACGCTGAAAGTGTTTGTGCTTGTTGGTGCGCCAGACTCTGCAACATCCAACTTATACGCCGGACTGCTCGTGCCGATGCCTAACCCGGTGCTGGTGAGGCGCATGAGTTCGCTTGTACTGCCAGCGTCCGTCACCGTTCCAAAAGTAGTAATGGATGATGCAGACCCAATGTAAGTATTGTTGTCCGCTCCGTCTCCATTACCCATCGTCAGATAAGAGAATCCCGACGAAGATTTAACTTGCAAAAGGTTTCCGCTCAAATTTGTATTCGGCGCGTTAGTTGGATTTCCAACTTTTAGCAGCGACCCCGTAAAACTTAACGCACTCCCACTCGTCGCCACCTTGCTGCCGTTCAGATACAACACGCCGTTGGCCGTGCCGCCGGTAAGCGTCAAACTGCTCGGGTTCGTGCCCAACTCAACCACCGCGCTTGCGGAAGTCATAGTGAACATGCGCTTGTCTGCCGTGTTAACAGCAACTTCAACGCCGCCTGCCAAATTGGTCAGGTTAGCCGTTGTCGGGACCGCACTCGCGGTATCGCTTTTCTTCAAAAGAATCGTGGGCATTAGTAGGTGCCTCCGCTAATAGTTCCCGTTGAATTGGTCAGGTTCACGAGAACGCTGCTTCCAATCGAACCGCCAGTTATTGAAACACTATTGGCATCTTGGGTTGCCATTGTACCCAAACCCAGCGCCGTTCTAGCGCCAGACTGCGTAGATGCCCCAGTACCGCCGTTAGAAATAGACAAGGTTCCCGCCAGCGTCAACAAACCGCTGGTTGTGATTGGACCGCCAGACAGCGTAAACCCGCTGACCGTGCTAGATCCGTCAACACTGGTAACCGTACCACCCAAGCCTGTCGCGGCAATCGTGATGCTGCCGGTGCCAGAGGTGATAGTGACGCCAGATCCCTGAGTCAGGGTCGAAAGATTAAAGCCAGCGCCATTACCAATGAGCAATTGCCCGTTGGTCGCGGCGGATGACTGTCCAGTGCCGCCATTGAGCACGCTAACCGGAGTCTCCAGCGAGAACACCGTTGCCGTCAGGCTCAGGCCGTTGCCAGCCGTGTAAACCTGCGAGTTGCTAAAGAGCGAGAACGAGATCGCCGTCGAGCCGAAGGTAATGGTTCCGCTATTGGTGTTGACCCAAGCAGATCCCTTGTTGTTCGTGCCGCCAGTCGTGAAGAAGTAGCTACCCGCGTCCAAGCCGACTGTTGACTGCTCAATGTAGGTGTCCGCATCCGAGGAGCGGGTCATTACATACTGGGCGCTGGTGCTACCGGCATTGGTCACGACATAGACGCCGTTTCCAACCGGGTTCGAGCAGTCCTGAATCAGCACGCGGATGGTGGCCGAGGCTACGGTGCCGTCGATGACCAGCGTCCCGTTAGCAACCGAAGTCAGCGTGGCGCTAACACCAGCCGTGCCGTTGTTGTACGTGTCAGTACGCGAAGACCCCGGCGAAGTGGAGAGAACCACTGCCTCGTGATAGTGCAAGCCCGTGCTCGCAAGATCATCCACGTACTGCTTGTTCGCAGCATCGGTGCCGGTGTTTGGCGTGTTGACGTTGCTGATAACGCCAGAGCCATTGATCGTGATGACGGAGTTCTTTAGCAGCTTGCCCGTGGCTCCATCGAACAGCGAGATAGCCCCGCTCGTCGCACCAGCCGGACCCACTACATCAGCCGTCGAGCTGTTGGTAACCGTGAAGCTCGGGTAGGTGCCGCTGACGGAGATGTTCGTGCCAGCAGTCAAGACAACCGTCTGGTCCGGCAGCGTATTGGTAATCGTGAAGCTCGGGTACGTTCCCGTTACAGAAATGGCCGTGCCATTAGTCAGCGTGACCGACTGGTCCGGATCAGTATTAGTGATCGTGAAGCTGGGGTATGTTCCAGTGACAGAAATGTCTGTGCCGCTGGTAATGACGACCGTCTGATCCGGAGCCGTATTAGCCAGCGTAATGGAGCCAGTCGCGTTCGTGACCGATACGCCAGTACCAGCCGTCAAAGCCGCCAGCGTGTACCCAGAGCCGTTGCCGATAAGCAACTGACCATTGGTCGCCGTACCGCCAAGTCCCGTACCGCCTGCGCTAATCGCGAGCGTACCGCCAAGCGTCAAAGTTCCCGCAGCCGTAATAGGACCGCCAGAAACCGTCAGCCCCGTTGTACCGCCAGAGCCATCGACACTTGTAACCGTACCGGCACCCGTGATCGTTAACCAAGTCGGTGCGCCAGCGCCATTTGAAGACAGTACCTGTCCCGGTGAGCCAACCGTCGTAAGATCAAAATTAGTTCCGCTGGAGTAAACAACTGCACCGGCAACCGGAGCCATGGCTGAGCCAGTACCACCGCGACCCATCGGGAGAACGCCAGATGTTTCCGATCCATCGCTCAGATCAACCGCCGGGTGAACGTGATCCGCTCGTGCCGGGTTCTCAACCGTACCAGCCGAAGGCGAGCCAAGCGCAGACGGGATCGTGCTCGAATACGCAATCGACAGCGTGCGATCCGCCGACAGGTTACCGCCACCAGCAAGGCCAGCACCTGCAACGATCTGGCGGTTATCAGGCACATAGCCCGAGATGGAAATCCCTGATGTGCTGACACTAGTAACGCGGCCCTTGGAGTTCACCGTCACTACCGGGATCGCAGAGCCAGAACCATACGTTCCAGCAGCCACACCCGTGGTATCCAGTTGATCGTTTCCGATGCCACCGTTAGCTACCGCAATCGTCAGGTTTGCAGACAGCGAACCACCGCCAGTTAAGCCAGTTCCCGTATCAACACGACGCGAAGCCGGAACCTCGACGTTACCTTGGATCTGGCTGAACTGAACCTTGTAGGTCGTGCCCGAAATAACAATCGGGAAATAGCCAGCCGGGTCCGCAACCGGAGCTTCGGGCAGCTGCGTAATTCGTGTCGGAATCAAATTTGTGGGGACGTTTGACATGCTTTTTACGGCTCCACGTAATCGTCAAAGTTTTCGGTAGTAACAAACGTGTTACCGTCTTCGCTGATCAAGCCAGCCGGATCTGTCGCTACCGAGACATCGGGCCGTACAAACGGCAACGTAATGCGTTCAGTCTGCCGAGCCGGAAGCCGGTACGGATCAAGCTCGTCAACATCTACTCGACACACGCGCAAACCCGGATAGTTCGGGTCCGGCATCAACTCGCCAATCGGAAACTTCCGACTACAACGGTCGCAAATTCCAATTCCCGCCCAAGCTAGTCCGCGTGTATCTAAAAATAAACTCATCGGGTATACGGGCTAATCAACGGTGCCCAGTAAATTGGGCTGTTGTCCCGCTCCTCGTTCTCGGCCTGTGCCAGCGCCTTCTCGGCCTTGGCTTCCAAAATCGGCATCAACTGCGCATCGACTTCCGGCGTCTCTTCGGCCAGCTTCGAAGCGAGCAACGCGACGATGGCATCAAACCAACGCTGCGGAACATCCAGTTCCTGCGTCATGGTGCCAACGTCCTGAATGTAGCGATGTCGCCACAACACGATTTGCTGAGTTTCCGCAGCCGCATTCGGTACCGGCCACAAATGCATAATTGGCTGATTCAACTGACGGTCAAACCAGAACTGCAAAGGTCGGCCAAGGAAGAACTTGTTGGGCAGCGCCGTGTAGTCATCGCGATTCAATCGCGCAATAGGGATCTCTGTGGGCGTGTTCCCGAAATAGACATCCGTGGCCGATAGGGTCCCGCTCGTAGCACGAACGCGGAAATAGTTGTTGGTGGTCGTAGCGTTGAAGTCTACCCAGAGCCACTCGCCAGCTACCTGAGTCGGAGCCGTGGTGCTTTCCTCGGTCGGAACCGAAGTCCAAGTAGATCCAGTAACCGACTGCTCAATAACAAACGGAACAGCCGCTGCGCTCCACAAAATGCCAACCGTCGTCAGCGTCGTGCCACCAGAGACAACCATCGTGACCGTAGTCGAGCTAGTCGTCTCGGTGCCAGTAACTTCCTGCAAAGTGCGCAAGTTAGTATTGAGAACATCCACCGTACCCAACGGCAGCGTCACAGCGCCATTGCCCTCGTACAGCGGCATAATCAATTTCTCAATACACCAGAGCTGAACGCCCCGGTTCGCGAGATTAGACAGGATCAGGTAAAGCTGGTCGTTCGCAACGTCGATCATCTCGGAAGTGATCTGCTGCGCGCCCAGACGACAACGCCTAAAGGCATGGTCAATGACCTGCCTCGTCGTGAACTGAGTCGTCGAAACTGTACCGGAAGTCGCCATCAGGGTCCCTCTTGCGCCATGGTCTACTGCACCGAGCAGACCCCTCTGACTACACGGAAGCTATCTTAGCATTTACCGCCGCCATACATCGGCTTACGGCGATGCACCGGCATTCCGCCCTTGGACTTCATATCCGGGTCTACGCCAGGTGCGTAAGCCTCAGCATGGCGCATGCGCTGCTCGGCCCAACGCTCCATGGCGCGCTCCTTAGACTGACGGCGTCCTTTGGCGGCTGTGTAGCGAGTCTTCGGTCCCTTGCTGGCGTAGCCGCCGTCTTCATAGCGCGCACCCATCTTCTGACGCGCACGCATCTGCTCGGCAAACTTCTCCATCTGCGCCGCCTTCTCCTTGTATTCCGGAGTGGACTTACGAGCAGCAGTCTCAGCAGCCTCTTTCTTCATTTTGCGGCCGCCAACGAACTCCATGCCCTTGCGCATCAGCGACTTCGCAGCCGCCTTAGCAGGAGCACGCAGCAGCGCACCAGCACCAGCCACGTTCATCAGGTTCTCAGCGTAGCCACGCGCCTTCTCAGCACGCTCCGACGCCGACATGCCTGTCTCTTCGGCTTCGCTGCGGAAGCTGGTGCTGCGATCGCTCGGCAACTCCATCTTGCGCTCGCGCTTGTACTCCGACATCTCGGTTACGTTGCGCTTGCCACCACGCGACTCAGGACCCTTGCGACCCATCTCGGCCTTCGGGGCTTTTTCCTCAACCTTGGCCTCTTGCTTTGTCTCTTCCTTAACTTTAGTCGAGTACTTGTCGCCCTTCCACGAGAACTCCTTGAGTCCTTGCTCGCGAGCCTTGCGGAAAGCCTCTTTGAAGCTGACGTTGCTACCACCGGCACTACCGGACTCTTCGTAGCTGGTCAGGCCGCCTTCGGCCTTCTTCTTAGCACCGGCTTCCGACAGCGCAATCGCCATCGCTTGCTTCGGGTTCTTCACCACAGGACCTTTCTTGGAGCCTGAGTGCAGTTTGCCTTCCTTGTACTCGCGCATGACCTTGGCGATCTTCTTGCCCTTGGCTTTGCCGCCCTTGGCGTATGGCTTCAAAGGACTCGTGCTTACCTGCTGCATTTGGCCTTCAACACTGGGCATCATGACTGCTCCAGCGCCAGAACCACGCGACGGATCGTACTGACCGGTTTCATTAGCAATGTACTCAACGCGTTTAGCGGCAGGAGAAATCATCGCGGGTTTACCACGACCGGGAACCAAGTTTTCGCTTGGAAGTTTTACACCGCTACCTCGCGGCTTAACACCCATCTTCTGACGAAGCGCAGCCGTCTTAGCAAGTTCAGCCTTACCCCTTTCGCTAGCAGCCTTTCCGCGAGCAAGAGCGGCTTTGACGGTAGAAAGGCCACCGTCAGCGTAGCCCTCATACTTGCCCTTAAACGGCTTTGACGGAGCTAAGTCCATACCGCGACCCGGCGGCTTCTTAGCAGGCAAACGATCCATGTCGTAACCCGGAACACGACCGCCCTCGGCGTAGCCCTGTCCCTTGCCGACCTTTGGCATCGATGCCATACGCGGAGCACCAGTGGCCTTTCCAACATTGCTTGGCATCTTGTTGGAACCGTGGAACCCGCCAGCCGACGGGAACTCAAAATCTCTAAGATACTTAACGCCCATGTTCTTGCTCCCGTCGCTTTTCGCGACCTGCATCTTTCAGTTTGCGCTTCTTCGGATTAAACCGTCGTCCGCGCTCCACATCTTCATCCCGACCCCAGCTCTCAAAATACCGCGCAGGCATTTGGTGCTGGCGCTTATAGTCACCCATCTAGCAGTCCCATTTCCTCAAAGATAACGCTTTTCGCGTCGGTCTGCCTTTGTCATCTTTCATCGGACCCGGCATGCCAGACATCCTGGCGCAGAACGATTTACGTCGCGCCGCAGCCTTCGGGGACTTCTTAGCCTGCCCCGCAGAAACCGGCGGCTTCAGGTTCATCCCCTGCGCCTTTGCCGATCGCCGACCGGCTTCGTTCAAACCGCCCTCAGGATTTTTTCCGGCTTTGCGCTGCCAAGCGGGACTCTTAGCCGCTCCGCCCTTGGAGTACATCTGCCAGTCTGACCAGTCGCCCTTGCACTTCATCAGCCGATTCTCGTCATGTTGAAGATGACCGAGGGAACTTCTGGAATCACACCGGAAGCAGCAGAGTAATCCAATCGGATGGTGGTGTTGTCCGTAGACCAGACCAACTGCACGTAGTCACTGACACTTAACGATTCAAAAATCGTAACCTGAGCCAGTGTTTTTCCGCCGTCTGTTGACTTTGGAACCGAAATTACAGAAGCGGAGTTGTCAATGTTGTTCCCGTTTCTGCGATACCAAAACGTAGCAAGGTGGTTAGCCGTGTCAGAGTTAGAAAACTGAATGCTAGCGTTAATGGAATAAATCCCAGCCGCAGCCACCGTGACGTTCGTGCTCGACGCAATCGTGATGCCCGTATTAAACGGCGCAGCGTTGTTCAACTGCACGACATAGGCCACGTTAGCCGATGTGGCCGTCTGGTCTACGTGAGACTCAAACTGTCCAGTCGCACGATTCGTGATCGTGTTGTAAGGAATAGCGCCATTCGTGACGTTAAGCGAGCTAAAGCTGCCTACGCCATTGCTAATCGTGACGGAGCCTAGCGAACTGCTGCTAATCGAGACGGAACTAAAAGCACCGCCCGTGATGTTGAGCGAGTTGCCCACATACGTCTTGATCTGCTGCGCCGAAGCCTTGACAGAAGTAGAGGACTGAACCGCTTCAAACAGTTCAGTGCCCCCAAGAGCTGTGGCCGCTGAAAGATCTGTGATCTTCTTATTAGCCATGGCTTACTTCGTCGATTGTTGGACGCAGGTAAAGCGAACCGATCCGTTGCCAGAGTTAATCTTCAAACGAACCGCACGCATCAACGTCGTCGTGAACTGAGTCTCGTCACCCGTAGCGGCCGTCAAGCTCGCATTCGGATGCGGAACCGCCAACTGCTGGATGCTGGTATCAAACGGGTCTTCATTCGTGTACTCAACCGAATAGTTGACCGTACCGCTGACCTTGTTCGAGATGTTCGTGACTTGGTTCGGCGTGTAGATGTCGAGCGGAATCCAAGCCGTGTAGCCCGGAACACCGTTGCCAAGACTAATCGTCGCGCTGGTCGGAGCCGAAGCTGCAACGCTTGTCACCGTCGCAAACGAGAGCGATCCGGTCACCGTGCCCGAAGCCGTTACGGCCAGAGTCTCGGTCTGCGAAGCGCCGTTAGGAGCCGTGCCGGTTACCACGAAGTTCACCGTGGCCGTTTTCTCGCTGAACACAGTCAGCACCGCAGGCACCGTCAATGTGGCAACGCCACCCGATACCAACGCACCGTTTAGCGTAATGACGCCAGACGCATTCAGAAGCTGCGCTGCCGCAACGCTGGTGCCGCTTGCCGCCGGTTGTGATCTTGTAAAACTAATAGGACGCATGGTTGCTTTCCCTCACAATCACATAGAAAAGAGGGGCCGAAGCCCCCCTCTCGTTATTACGGCGTCAGGCTGTCGTACAGGGCGATGTAGCGCGTGGTGCTTCCGATGAGAACCGGAATGCGACCGAGCTGGCCAGCGACCGTGCCCGAAACAGAGCCGTTCGTGAGCAGCGTGCTGCCGATGGTCAAGCTGGTGACAGTCAGATTGCTGATAACAGCGGAAGAACTAAGAATTGTGCCGGAAAATCCGTTATCGGAAACAACCGGTCCTGAAAAGCGTGTCTGAGCCATTATAAAACTCCCTTTAAGTGTCCGTACTTGAGCGCAAATTTTCTGACACTACTCGTATCAGTACCCAAGGCACGCCCGCGCTCAGCATAAGACATGTCTGGATTGTCTACTATGAACTTGATTTTGGCAACAAATTGTGGATCTGAAAAAAGCCTTTCTTGATGAGCCTTCTTTAAGGTTGCGCTGTACTCTTCAGACTGATAGTTAAACTTGGCGGCTCTTCGTCCAATCCGAATGCGCTCCCTGACTTCTTCAGAGTGCTGTTTGTTTCGCATCGGGGCTTTGGCAAAGTCGGCAATGTTAAAAAAAACAGGCTCTTCAAACCAAGCTTCACCAGAAAGAAATGCGTTTTCAATGACATCAAGGTCATCCGTGTCTTCGCATCTTGCCTCAATCTCCCAAGCAAAGCTGTCTGCACCATACTTGTTGTAGGAGTGTTGAAGCCTTGGATTTGGATGCTTGTTCCACCGAAGCAAACGGAAATGTTCGCGAATGCGCTTTTTAACGCGCTGCGACTGACCCACGTAACAAGTGCCCGTAGCCTTGTTAACTAATTTGTAGATCCCGGCAAACTCGTCTGCGTATGGCACAAACAACCTCCTTGGAAGAAGTGTATGCCAGAGTCAAGCAAAAAGAAAGGGGGCCGAAGCCCCCTCTCTCTAGTCACTTGGACTGATCCCCGTCAAACGCCAGCTGTTCCGAACACCGTGCGCGGGTCGGTCCAACCCACCGCGTAACGCTCGGTGCTCTTGAAGCGCGTGGAGTCAGTTTCGAAGTCACCTTCCATGCTCTTCTCAAGGCCACGACGCATCATCAGCTTCAAGCCTTCCGGCGCGTCCGTCTTCACCCACCAAGCAGTGGTCGAGGTCAAACGCGAGAGGTTGGCTTGGCCGCCAGCGAGGAGGCCCATCGACTTCACCGGGTTGATGTCGTTGTCAGCCGTGCCAGTACGGAGAACGCTCTTCAAGAGCACTTCCGCTTGGAACACGTTCGACGGCGACACAACGAGCTTCTCCGGGTTCAAACGGATGCGCTTGCCGTTGTTGTCAACAGCGTTGCGGATCTGAATGAGGATCTGCTCAAGTGAGGTCTGCGACAGGTTAGCCGGAGTCGTCAACTGGTTGCTGAACGTGCCAGCCGCAATCGGGTGGTTGTTCGCAACGAGCGTCACGCCGTCGCCGCCGATGTAGCCGGGGGTGAAAGCACGGTTCAACACGTTGGCGCAGAGGGTTTCCTTCGTTTCGATCAGCGACTGCGCCAAGTGCTTGGCATAGGTCTGGCCGATACGGATGTGGTCACCATCTTCCACGAGCACCTTCGTGAGCGCGAATGCAAGGCCATAAACCTTGTAGACGTAACGCTGCAAGAAGAGCACGCCACCAGCCTGATACGTGACAGCGGTGCCGTCCGGAAGCTCCGGGGCCGCGCCGAACCCGTACAGAACCGGCTCTTCGTGGTAGTTGCGGGGAATGCCCTGCTGCTGGACGAAGACTTGCTTCCACTCGTCAGCACGCTGGTCATAAACGCCATCGAAAGCCTCGTTAAGAATAGGCTCAACAATGGAACGAAAGTCAGTACTACGCATTGGGACTGCCATGTTCTAGTCCTCCTTTAGAATGCTACACGGTCAGCGACGAACTGGTGCTCGCTGATCTGGACCTGAACGATGGTGTAAGCGTCACCCCACGCATTGTTGACCTCGGGAGCGAGGTTCACAACACGGCAGAGAGCGCTGCCCGTAGTCGTCTTGGAAGCAACGTCCAACATAGCCTGCGAGAGGCCCGTGGTGGTGCTGCCAGCCGTAACGCTGTCAAAGTCCATCTGGGAACCGATGTCACCCACAACGAGCGACGAGTCCGCTTGGATCTCGTACACGATGGAGGGATCGGTCGTGACATAAGCAACGATTTCGGTCGCCGAAGTACCGGCGGTCCACTTGTTGCTCACGCGGCGACGGCCATCAGTGTCGGTGAATTCGACACCCATGAACGTACCCACGAACGGAGTACTAATACCAGCAGCCTGAATGTTGCCCGTGGCACTAATCACAACTGGCTGGAACTGGAGAATGTTGGCGTTGTAGCCCGACTCGATAGTCATAGCGACGGGACGGATGATGCCCGAAGGACTAAAAGCCGGACGCAGGCCAAAAGCTGCACTGGTCGAAGGCATTTGGTTATCCTCTAAATAAAGTTGCTAGGTCACCACTCTTGCGGAGCGCGAACCTTAGCGGATTCCCGCATGGCCGACATGCCGTCACCTTCGTCCATTCTTGAACCCATACGCTGAGCTTGTTCCTTGAACGTCTCATTCGTATCGGCCAGTCGCGCTTCTTCGTCATTGGGTGCATCGAAGTGCACCGCTTGCATGTACTTTTTGTACAGCGACATGGGAAGCTTAAACGCGAGCATCTCGTTGACGCCAACAAACCCCTGCCATTCGCCAGTCTTGATGGAGACGTATTCCCAGCCGGGAACCTCCTCCGGTTTAATCGGCTCATATCCAAGCCGAATCCTAGCCTGAATCGAATCTCTAGGGTTCGTGGTGGTCAACCAGCAAGTGTGGTAACCCGGAATCTTCGGCAGATCAGGCAACGCGGCCTGAATAAACTGCTGTCGAAACATCTCAACTCGGTCGTCGTCTGACAACTCGCGGCTCTCAGTGGCTGCGCGATCATACGCGCTGCGACTCTCACGACCTTCGCCAAGAACTTTCTTCAGTCTTTCATCGCTCATATAACTCGCTCCCTTGTTTAGCGAGAAGAATTGTTACGATCGTAGTCAGCATAACGCTTTATGTAGCGTTGACGCAACTCTGGGTTGTCCCAGACGCCCGCATCAATGAGGGCTTGCTTGCGATCAGGGCTGATATACACCTCTTTTCGGGTAGACGGCGGCGCAAATTCGCGCTTACCACCGACCGGCGGACCGCCACGTTTTGGTGCGGCTTTTGCTTTCGGTGTGGGTTCTGACATATCGGTATCCTCTCCATAACGGTGGGGTAACCGACGGGCCACCCGGTTGTCCAGCTCGACCCAGTAATCTTCCGTTGCCGGATTAAAGCCTTCGGCAGCCAAACGCTGATCGATGATCTTTACGATCGCCGAATCTTCGTCCTTGCCAGAAGGATCGTACCAGTCGTTGGACTTCACCCACTCTTGGGCATAAGCGGCTACGCGGGGGTCCTTGCCAGGCTTGGCTTGCGGAGCCGGCTTCTCAGCCTGTTCCTTTGCAGCCTTGAGCTGACGAGCACGTTCCAAAGCTTGGTCGCGGATTTGAAGTGCCTTGGTGACATCTTCGCCCTGACCCTGCTCAATAGCCTTCGCCATGATCCGCTCAGCCAACTGAGCTTCGTTCAAAGCCTCGTTCAGCTTCTGGTCAACGGCAGAGATATTGAACTCGTTGGTTCGCTGCTCAACAGCATTTAGCCGGCGCTTAAACTCCTCGTTCTCGGCACGCAGGAAAGCGAGTTCACGCTCCTTGTGCTCGATTGCAGCCCGACGCCGGAACTTGCGGTTCTGACGCTGAGCGCGCTTCTCTTCTGGAGTTAGTTGCTTTTTCCCTTGCGCGGAGTCTTCTTCTTCCGAATCTTCTTCGGAGAGGCGACGGTCATCGTCTCCGTCATCTCCGTCGTCGGATTCGGCTGCATCTTGTTCAGAAGCCTCTGCTTCCACTGAAGTATCTTCTCCCTCAGCATCGCTGGGAGGTGTTTCCACTGCAACATATTCTTCAGGCTCCTGAACGTCATCGTTCTCAATGAGTTGATTGTTTGCCATAAGTCACCTCAGATAAACGCTTTGATGGCAAGCGGGTCACCCACTACACCACCCACGATGTCGAGATCATTGAAGATGACGAACAAAGCTTCGTCCTCATTTTCCCCGTAAGGAACCTTCCAACGATCGCCGCCGTACTTTGGTACACGGACGAATTCGCCCTCTTTGCACCAGTTACCTTCCGGCCATGCTTCCATCGTGTTGCGATTCTTGAAGGCCAACGGACCTACTTTCACAACTTTAGCGATCTGGGTATTCCAGATCTCAGTCTCTCGCGTCTCGCTATGCAGAATGATTCCGCCCGAAGAAGTCTTCTTCGCGCTACGAATCTGCACCAGCACTCGCGAGCCAAATGGAATCAAACCCGGCTCTACACTCGGAAAAGCCTCATTCAAAGCTGACATTTAAAACTCCTCTCCGCCCTCTTCATCATCCTTGAGAAGACGATCTATGTAATTAATCGCGGCCTGCAACCCGGCATACGTGCCCACTGCCTTGCCATATTCAAACGTTGCATCCTTCCCTTCTAGCTGCCGCTTCATCGCGTCGTGTGCGACACGAGCCTTGGCAAGCTCCAATTCGTCAATGATGCGTTCAATCATGCATTTTGTTTCCCTTTACTGATCATAGCGGGCGTTGCTTTCGGGTCGCCCTTAACACCCTTCGACTGATCAACCATGCCCTTCTTGGAACCACCGTTGACCATCTTCTGGCCGGATACGTTCATACCCATAGCCATCATCTTGTGTTGATTCATGTAATCGTTTGCCATAAACCCTCCGAAAAATGGATTGCCCTAGGAGCTGCCCTAGGGATTTATCCCCGTCCCTGTTGAAACACCCACCTTCTCGCCCGAGATGACTTCCGCTGCCGCGATCTCCTTGGCAGTCTGGTTGTCCTCGCGGTTCGTAATGAGCTTGACCTCCAGCTCTGCGCGCTGGCGCTGGTCGAGCCGGTCTTGCTTGAGCACTTCGCGCTGAGCAGCTTGCTGCATCTTCTGCGCTTGCTCTGCTTGATTGATCTGAAGCTTCTGAGCAGAAAGCTGAAGCTCGGACTGCTTCGTCTGCGCGTTGATCTGATCGGCCTGAGCCTTGCGCTGAACTTCTGCCATGGCCGCAGCCGCTGCCGGATCTTGCGGACCCATGCTTTGCTGCATCTGCTGCATCGTCGCCATCGCTTGCTGCACGATCTGCGGAATAGCACCGAACGCCTGACCGGCATTCGGGACAACACGCTGACTCGTAGCCGCTAGGAGTTGATCAAAGCTCTGCTTCACTTGCGGATCTTTGACTTGCTGGAACTCAGAAATGTCGCGACCCGCTGCCTTAGACGCCACCTCAAATACGTGAGTGGCATACCACAGCGCGATATGCTCCTTGAGATGGTTAAGAATGATAGGAATGTATGTCCCCGACATGAGGACACTGCTACCCAGTACGGGGCTAGTGAGATAATCCAAGTGGACTTGGATGTGCGCAAGGTGATCCTGTTCCGGGAACGCTGATACCGGACGCCCAAGAGACGCAGCAACGTTTTCATTGATTGCATTCATCTCCTTTGGTTTCGGAGCCGGAAGCAGTAGGTCTTTGGCGTTCGGAATGCGAAGCTGGTTCAGCAGACGCTCTTCAACCTTGCGCAGGTCGTATATCTGCGGCAGTGCCATCGCACGCTGCGAGACGGCCTGGACCTGAGCAAAACGCTGGGCTTCCGAGAAGATGTTGGGGTCAGAGACGGGCACGATGTCCATCGGACCTTCGAAGTCCGAACGCTTGACGATCAGTTCGCCAATCTCGTTCTTGACCTCGTCGTTCTCAAGATACATCGCGTTGATGCGATGCAGCACTCGCAGGGTTCTACCCATGGAATCGTGCAAGCGAGCATGGATTGCACTGAAGACAGTTAGACCTTGCTCGATCCGCGCAAGCTGGGTGCCGACCGGCATGTTCGCCGAGTTTTCAGAGATGTCTTCAAGAGTCGTGCGGACCACGCCCTTGCCGGCCTCAATCAAGAAACCGAGCAGACGGAAGAGAGTTTCGGACGGCTGATTGAACGGCAGCGGCATCGCAATCTTACGGATGTCATCGCTGAACGCGCCACCCTCGATTTCCTTGACCTCGGTCGGATCAATGCGCTCGGACTGACCGCCTTCGCGACCGCCCTTCAATTTCAGCATCCCCGGAAAGTTGGCAATATGCGCAGAATCTAGGAGTGCTCGAAGAGCACCAGTTGCCGCTGCGGACAGACCACCAATCATCTGCGGGATGCCGATTGGATACGCACCACGCCACGGAACAAACGGGAACTCGATGATCCACTGCATCTCTTGCTGTGTATCGTCGCTCTCTTCCCAGTTTCTATAGATCGACAGAACTTTGCCGGTGACCTTGTCAACCGACAGGATGTACGGAGCGAGGCCGTAGTCTTCTTCCAGATCGGCGATTGCGTAGATCTCAAAGATCGTTCGCAGGCCGTCAGTGTCGTAAGCGTCAGAGTCACGACCTTCGATCTTGTTGTTGGCCTTCTCGGACTTCGAGATGTCCGGGTCCATCGTGGTCGGAGCAAGGTCAACGTCGCGGTACATGCCAGAGCGAACCCGTTGCCGGTACTCGATCTCGGTTACGTACTGAACGTGTGTCTTGCGCTCGGCTGAGTAGAAATTCGTCGCCGCGTAGGGCAGGTAAATGTCATCGATGCCGATGAAGAGCGGAACAGGACGACGCTTGTTCGGGTCCCACGAAAGCTTCAAGTACTGAGCGCCACCCAGCGGGACCTGAGTCAGGAGCTGCTCTAGCTCAGCTCGGAACTCCGGCATCTGCTGCGTGAGCTGCCAGTTCAGATACTTGGACTTGCGCTCTGCTTTCGCTACTCGATCAGCAGTCGGGTCGCCAACGATGTGGTCCTTCGCGGGACCGTCAGCGGGGAAAAGCTCCTTAATAGCGCGGGCAGAGAAGTCCACACATACTTCAGTGAGCATGGGGTGCACAACGCGACTTGCGCCCTGAAACTGAGCGCCGCCCGGTGCATCATCGCCAAGTCCGGTTCGCCGGATACCCTCTTCATACTGCTCATCGCGCTTCTTGCGAGCTTCCTTGTCCTTAGCAATCAGGCCCAAAAAGTCCTGAGCCACGGCGTCCATGTCGGACTCCGGCAAAACTTCGGCCAGATTCGAGTAGAACTCGCGCTCGGAATCAGGAAGGTCTTCTTCGGGTCCGAATCTGACGATCGCCCCGCCGTCCTCGGTGTCCTCAACGTCCGAAATCTCTTCGGGAAGTTCGAACATCTCGCCGAGGTCTTCTTGGGCCTCTTCAAGCTGCTCGTTCTCATTCTCGTCAAGATCGAATTCTTCAGACGCCATACGGATTTCCTCTTGGGCGCTCGTTCACAATCAGCCTCGGCTGCAACGGCTTAGGCTTACTCACACTTATCATATCCTTATCAGCCAGGAAACGTAAACCTTGGGTGCAAGCGTCCATCAAGTCGTCATGCTTAATGGTGCCTTCGCCAGAGAACGAGCAGAGCTGATACAGGAGCGGCTCAGCCCACGATCGGATCTGGCCCTTGCGCTTTTCGGATTCGACGAACCAGATCATTCCGGAGGCGAAAAGGTGACTGACCATATGCAGGCGCGTCAGCTTGCTTGCTTTTCCGGGGTTGTAAGCGTGGGCCAGAATGCCTTCGCGGGTCAGCATCTGGCGCAGACTGATTCCGGAGCCTTTGTCTTCGATAACTAGGGTATCGGGCTTGCGACCGGAGCCAAGAGATCTGGATGGTCCAACTCGCGGCTTGATCATCGGCTTCTGTTCGTCGTCGCCATAATGAACTTCAAGTTCTTTCTGGACGCGCTTGATTAGATCCGGCATGCCAAGGTGATCTTCCCAGCAATCAAGCAAGATTATGTTTGGCTTTTCGTCTTGATAGAAGAGTCCGAGCACGATGCAGGCAGACGGATCGGCATCGGATGTCTTCTTGTCGCGGGTTTGTTCGGTGAAGGCGGTATCAAGGCTCATCACGATGTGCTCAAGAGCAGGCAGCGGCTTATTTGCCGGCCAAAGCTTGACCCAGTTCCTCTTGATAATCCCCTGCTCTTCGGGATTCAGAACTTCAGCATGGATCTCTTGTCGTCCGAGCGTGGTTCCCTCGAACTTCAGAAGCTGCTGCTGGAAAGTCGGAGCAAGGTTCGCGATGTTTTCGTAGGTGCTGGCTCGGGTAACGTGTACATCGGAGCCGTCGCGTTCGACCAAGCTCCTGATTAGAGCCTTCGGCTTAGGCGTTGTCGTCGCCACGATGCGAGGATGCTTGCCGAGGCGCAGCGCAAACATGATCATGTCCCACGCTTCTTGATCGTACTGCCACGCGGCAAGTTCGTCCGTCCAGCAACCGTGCCACTGGCCACCACGGAGCCGGTCTGGAGTCTCGGCGCTGATGCCCTTAATCAGGCTCCCGTTGATCAAAATAATTTCGGAGAGCGATCGGTTGTACTCCTTCACGATCTTCTCAGGAATGACACTGATCAAACCGGACTCACCCTCGAAGCAGGTATCACGAATGTCAGCCGAAGTCGGCGCGCAAACAAGCCATCGCGTCTCAGGTCTTTGATATGCCTGCCACCAGATCCACTCCGCTGCCGCTCTTGTTTTGCCGGCACCGCGACCCGCAAGCAAAAGCCATACGGTCCACTTGCCCTGCGGAGCACACTGGTGCTTGTGCCTCGACTTGAGCCAAGACACTCGCTTATCCAGCGTGAGCAACTCCGTCGTGCTGAGCTTGTTTAACTCGGCAACGATTTTGGGGTCAGGAGTTGGAGCCGTTGCCGGCTGATCAGTCATCGCTTCTTAGCAGTCTTCGCCGACTCTTTGAACGCCTTGGCAGTAGGAGCACCCTTGGCTCCGGGTGTGCGCATTTTCTCTGGGGACCCTGCCTTAATGCGCTCGCGCTTAGCATGGATGTTGCTGTAGAGACCTTGCTTAGCCATAAGTACCTCTGAACTTCTGAACAAATTGCCAGACTGCATATAACACAGAGTATGCAGGATTAGCCTGCCGGGAGGCCGCGTGCAGCCGGTTGTTTGCTGCTTCACCACTGGCGCGGACGTTGCCTTAGATGCTGGGTCCCCAGAGTCTAGGGGTCCCTAGGGTCCCTTCAGCTACCTGCCAGACACTGCGGGCGCACCCCGCCAGATACCCGGATGGGACCCTAGCACAAATAAACGCAAGCGGGTAGGGGACCCTAGGGGACCCGGTGGTTGGCGAGATTGTATTGTGTGTATGGGACCCGTGACCCCGCCCGTCGATTCGCGTGCCCCCGTGTGTGCGCGATTAGACCGCGCGCGCGTGCGCGTTTATAGGGATCCTAGGGGTTTTTGCGCGATTAGACCGCGCGCGTGCGATCTGTGTGCGTGCGTGCCCAGGTGCGCGAGCGTGTGCGTGTGTGCGCGTATGCGTGCGCTTCATCTCTGCGCGAATAGCGCGTCTGTCCGCGTGGTGGTCGCATGCATCGATGGTGTTGACATGCAAGCCGGTTGCGTAGACCATTCGCTCACCGGCCACGAGCCGGAACCAAAACAAAACACGGAGCAACTAGCACATGAAAACTACACTTTTGAACATCGACCAAAACGCGAAAACGATTAAAGGCACGGTGCGCGGATTCGTTACCGCGATTCTGTACCTGTCGCCGTCAGACTCGAGTGGCACGGAATTGTGCCCGCTCGCCGAAGTAGCAAAATGCAAACTACCGTGTCTGAATCAGGCCGGCCGTGGTGGCATGGCGGCCGGTAACGCGACGTTCGAAACCGATTCCGGCGTGATACTTGCGGACAATGCAATACAGCATGCGCGACTTCGCCGCACTCGATTGTTTTTAGATGATCGCGCGGCCTTTATGGTGCAATTTGTTCGCGAGATCGAAAAGGCAAAAATCAAGGCCGAACAAAAAGGCAAAACACTAGTAGTCCGGCCGAATGGCACGAGCGATATCCGTTGGGAGTCTATTCCGTGCTCGCGTAACGGCGCGGACTACCCGAACATTTTCGCCGCATTCCCGGACGTTCAATTCTACGATTACACCAAAATCCCAAATCGGCGAGTCGCGCACATTCCGAATTATGCCCTCACGTTTTCATATTCGCATGTTCCCGAGTTTGCGCCGATTGTCATCAAGGCCATGAAACACTACGGCGCGAGTGTCAATTTCGCGGCCGTGTTTCGCGGTAACGTGCCGGAGTCGTTCCTAGGTCGATCAGTCATCAACGGCGACGAAACCGACTTGCGATTCCTAGACGCGCCCGGCGTCGTGGTAGGCCTCAAGGCAAAAGGCAAGGCACGACGCGATACCTCGGGTTTCGTGGTTCGCGAACAGTTGGAGGCCGCATGAGCACACTACCGAAAAGCTTGCACACGGTTACGGCCGTGACTCGTGTCGCCGATTTTCTCGCATGGGAGCGACGCGACTACAAGTCGGCCGTCGAGCTTGTCTGTCACTCGCTCGCTGTGCTCGGATATGACTCGGCACAGTTTGCCTACGATGACCCCACGATCGAGCGGATATACAGCGAGTGCCGCAAAATCGTCGAGTATGTTGCGCGAGCGAAAGAGGCCGCCTGATTCTTTTTCGTGCTAGACCTTTGGGAGGCTTCGGCCTCCCGTTTTTTTTGCGCGACTAGTCTATCGGCTCCGCCTCACCATCGAGCGTGATTCCGTGCGCGAGTGTTCCCGCGAGCCGGCTCACTACCTCTGCTCGATGGGTTATCTCGATTGGGTTTCCATCCTTGCCGGTTAGTTCGACGGCGTTGCGCTCCGTGAACTTGCCGTGGCCTCTGGTTTTCAGCAGGAAAATGGCGGCCGTATCGGAGCCGGCTTTAGCGCGTTGCGCGAGGCTTTCGGCGATCTCCGACACCATGTTGCTTTGGCCGTTTTTGAACTCGTGATCGTAGTATTTGCGAACCGTAGACTCGGACAATCGGAGTGCGCTACAGACTTTGTCCATCGTGAAACCCGCGAATGACATCGTCGCGACACTCTGCGCGAGCACCGGATCGGGATGTCTGCGCGTATCGTTTATTGGAGATACAGCTCTAGTGTTCTGCTGCACTATAGCACCCTGCTCTGGCCGCATTAGATCGTTTTTGAGCGGCTCGACTGCCACCCCGCTACCCCTCATGCCACCCTGCTCTGTCGTCGCCTGTAATCCGTCCTGCTTCGCCATTACGCGCTCCATCTTTCAGCCCGTAGCCTTTGCCAAATACTATGCCACGATCCGTGCTCGATCAACGGCCAATCGGCTCGAATCCTATTCTTGCATAGGCTTATGCACTAATTCCGAACCGGCCTGATCGTAAGTGTCTGATCCTAAAGGTAATCTATATTATTATATATAATATATATATATATATATATATATACTACTATGAGTGTCTCTGTCTGTCTGTGTCTGTATCTGTAAGCAAAATATAAATTAAATGGATTAATTCCTAACCGATTGATTTCACTCGAGTTTTAGCGCAAGCGACCGGAATTAATACATATGCACTAATTCCCTGACCCCTCCCCGACAGCCCTAAACCTGTGGCTTCGGCGCAACACAACCTGGATCTGTTGCATCCAAGCAACAACCGCACGATCGATCGCACGATCAACAGCACGATCACCCGCCTCTAGTTATCCACAAGTTATCCACACGAACATTACAAAATCTTAATCTTCGAATGCTTGACATGCTCAAGCGGCTTGTTCAATCTGTACCGGTCGAACCTAAAACGGAGCACTAGCACTATGAACTTCGAACTCAACACCACCCCTCGCCGCCGCGACCCGTCCCCATGGGGCACGATCGATCAGGTCGAGCGATTGGCTGACGGCGTCTATCGTGTACACACAGCCGGCCACGGCGGCATCTGGCTGTCGCCCGAGCGTCGCGATCTGCTCGCCTCCGAGTCACCATGGGTCGCCAATCTGTTTCGCAACGTGCCGGCGTACTGCGACAAGCCCACATGGTGGGAAGAGGACTGCGAGGCACTCATTCCGATCTTCATCTGGCTCGATGAGATGCCGGCGCAATATCGCAGCACTCCGGCCTCGAAGGTCGCCTCGATGATCACGAGCATCTACGGCATCGAGGTGGCGGCATGAGCACCAAACTCTACAGCTACTCTGTGCCGGTCACGATCACCGCGATCAAGCGAGTCTATGTTCTCGCCGAGACCGAGGCCGAGGCCATCGAGAAGCTCGAAGACACCGACTGGTACGACTCGTCCACCGATTTCGAGGAGGAAGAGTACGAGTTCGACGAGGCCACGCTCGATGAAACCCAGAACTGGGAGGAAGCGGAATGACCCTCGCCCAACTTGCGCTCGCGATCGCGGCAACGGCATTGATTGCAACTGGCCTGATGATCCTGATCCCGCACGGCAACTGGCTGTGGCTGCTCTTTCTCTCGACCGGCTCGGCAGCGATCGGAGCTCTGTCCGCGACTATTGGAGACGAAGCATGAGCACACCAGCATTCGCCTACCACGGCAAGCAACCTCGCTATGGCCGCAACGCTGTGACGATTGAGCTGCTGACCGATTTTGACAAGGCCAACCCACAGCACCTGCGAAGTCTTCTGGATTTTGCCATGGCTGCTGCTCGCGAAGACGATTGCTTTGGCAATCACATAAACGTCTACACGAAGCGCGAACTCGACGGCAGCGTGGTGGGACGCTTTGCCGAAGTGCTCTTTTACACAGACTGAACCAACGAACCAACGAACCAACGGAGCTACCCATGAACCGCTACACCATACAACTCGCTCGCATCGAGCACCGCATCTACGAGATCGAGGTCGAGGCAGCGAACCGCACCGAGGCTGAAGAACTGGCCGAGGAAATCTGGTCAGATGATGACGAGGCGTTTACTGATCTCGGCTGCGTCCATGCCGAGGAGTCTATTCACGAGATCAAGGAGATCGCAGCATGAACACCAACACCCCCCGCATCGAACTCAAGAACATCAAGCATCTGGCCGGCCTGTCTGAAGAGACGCTGTGCTTTCAAGCTTCGCTGTACATCGATGGCCGCAAGTGCGGTCTCGTCAGCAACCGAGGCCACGGCGCATGCCATGACTACACCGATCACGATGCGCTCGAACGACTGTCGCAGTACGCAGCGACCCTGCCGGCAACGTCTGTGACCTACGGCGACGAGACGCTGTGGTTCAAGCAAACGGCTGACGGCCTGATCGACGAGGCGTTGAACAATGCTTTACACGCGCAGGATCTTCGCAAGCTCATGCGGAATCGAGTCGTCTTCCTGCAAGACGGCAAGATCTACCAGACAACGGTGATTCGCTCTGGCCTTGGCCGGTACATCGAGAAGTACAAGTCCGAGGGCAAGCCGGTGCTGAACCTGATGCCCTTCCCCGAGGCACTCGACATCTACAGGAAGAACGCAGCATGAAAACCTACGCAGTCACCATCAAGGCTACGGTCTACAAGACGATCCAAGTCGAGGCCGAAAACGAAGACGACGCCTACGTCGAGGCACACGAACAGTTTTCGGTGTTGCCGGATGGAGAGGAACGCTACGAGCAGGAAGCCACAGACATCGAGGAGGTGGCAGCATGAACCTGACCAACGACCAAGACGCGCTCGTGCTCGCGCTCAAGTTGGCCATCACGGCTCCAAACGATGCCGCCACCGAGGCCGCGATCGGAGTGGCTACACAACTGGCCGCTCGAATGAGCGAACTCGATGTCGAGCGGTGCAAGCGACGCGCTCTGCGCGAGATGGCAGAGGTCGCAGCATGAGCACCAACAAGGAGCTCTACTGGTACGCGCGTGGCTACCATGATGGCCGACTCTACGGCAGCGAAGAAAGCGCGGTTGATCTGTACGATGACGAGTGCAAGCACTACTACAAGCGCGGCTACGAATGCGGCGTGGCTGACTACTGCGCGATCGCTCACGAAGACGAGGAGGCAGCATGAGCCGCACCATGACGAGCCGCCCGATCTGCACCCCCTGCGCCGGCTCTGGCATCGAAGCTCTGGCCTTCTGGGTCGATGACGAAGAGGCCGAAGAGTGTGGTTCCTGCGGAGGCACGGGCTACGATCCGCGAATCTTGAACCCCCATCAACCAACCTGGAGCCTCCAGGAGGACTACGCATGAACACCCTACGCTTCAACCGCCGGCAGATATCCGGCCTGTTCTGGGATGTGATGGATGAGCACAGCCCACCGTCATTTGATCTGCCGCATGCCGATCACTTCGACCGGCTCCGCACATCCGCCGACTACAACACCGGCTCGCTCAACGAGTGGGACATGGTCGATCTGATCACGATCTGTTCCTACTTCAAGCCCAGAATCTTGGCCGAGGTCGGCACGTTCATTGGCCGCTCGACTTACGCATTGGCTGTCGGCTCTGGCTCCGACGCGCTGATCTATACCTGTGACGCGAGCAACGATATCCCGCTGCCTGAACTGCCTTCCCGCTCGGCTACGGTTCTTCGCAACCCGCGATCGTCATCGGTGGAGATGTTTAATCGGATGCTCGCAGACGGCTACGCGAATCGGGTCGATCTGTTCTTCATCGATGGCCGGCTGACCGAGGCCGATCTGATCCTGATCAATCAGCTCTCGCACGAGCGAACCGTCTTGGTTCTGGACGACTTCGAGGGCATCGAGAAGGGTGTCGATAACGCCATGCTTCTCGGGAACCAGAGTCACCTTCTGATCTACCCGAGAACCGAGGGCAAGACTGCCCTGTTGATTCCAGTTGCTCTGCTGCAACTGACGGCGCAGTAGCCGCTGCGCTCAACCAACAGCTAGCTAGCTTAAGAACTTCAACCGATACAGGGCTGACAGGTAATGACCGACGATCTCATCGATGATGTTCTGGATGGCCGTCTGTTCGCGATCGCAGAACTCGTACCGCCCGACCTGAATCTTTTCGAGCTGCTCTTCGAGGAACTCGATCAGATCGGTCTTGTCGTTGCGCTGAAGAACAACGGCTCCGAGCCGGCCATGGACGGCCTGATGGGCTTCGGCAAACTGATCGGCCAGACCCGGCAGTCCCTCGTAGAACTTCTGGGTCGCCTTGTGCACGGCATACGAGGTCGTGTTGAGATGAACGCTGTGCGCGACATCCCGTGCCAAGAACAAGTAACCCATGAATTCTGCGGCTGTCATGTGCCCAAGATACCCGAGCGGCTACGCCTGATCAAGTCCGGCTCCCGTCCCTCCCCTCCCCTGCCTGACCGCCTGACGGCCACGCCCTCGCCTTCCGGCTGCGCCAGAACTTGTTCCCTTGCTTGCCCAACTTGCTTGGGCTAGACTGAAACTGTCCAATCACTTCGACCTGCAAACTATTAGGAGATTGCAATGAAGTACGAGACCAAAGCTGACTTCCGACTGACCAATGGTTCTTGCTTGCGTGGTGTGATCAATGCCACCTATCAGGAGATTGTCGATGCCTTCGGGCTGCCCCTCCCCGGCGACGGTGAGAAGGTCAAGGCCGAATGGATTGTGTGCTTCGAGATGGATGACGAGACGGTGATTGCCACGATCTACGACTGGAAAAAGGACGCTGCTCCGGAGAACAACACGCTCTGGAATGTGGGCGGCTTCGACATGCGCTGCGTGGACATGGTCGAGGGCGCGATCGCCTACAACATCGACATGCGCTACGAGGAGCAGGAGCGGATGCACTCTTGGGACTACGACTCTGGCTACGCTGACTCCGACTCGGGACAGCGGCAACTGTTCTGATGACTGATGACTTTCGCAACGAGTGGGGTGTTCGATTAAAGCCGGTGCATCGATGTCCGAAGTGTCGGCTCGAACACTCCTCTCGTCGCAAGTGCAAGGTAGATCCCGCCTGGATTCAGCCGAAGATCGAGCGGCAGCGGGAGATCACGATCAATCGATTAATCAAGGAGCTATGCGATGCCGTTGATCAAGGCAGACGTTCCGCTAGACGGTGGAGTTGGCAACGGGTCAAGACCGAGAACAAAACTCCAAGTGCTATACGAGCAGCTTTTAGAGAAGCAAAGAGAACTACGCTTGCTCGAAATCGAAATGCAAAGGACAGATCCAAATGAACTTGCTGATGATACTGATGGAATGGTTCCGTCGCAGGAAGACTGAGTCCGATCGTGACTGGGCGCATGTCCCGGCTCCGAACTGGGCTTGCTCTCGTCGCAGACTCGGCGGAGTGTACTGGTGAAAGTGCTAGTCGCATGCGAGTACTCGGGTGCGGTGCGCCGTGCCTTTCGCGAGCGTGGTCACGATGCGTGGTCATGCGATCTGCTGCCGGCTGACGATGCCTCCGAGTTCCACTATCAGGACGATGTCCGCAACGTGCTTGGCCGAGGTAAGCCATGGGCAGAGAACGATTGGGATTTGATGATTGCTCACCCGCCTTGCACGCATCTCGCTGTAAGCGGTGCACGCTGGTTCAAGGAAAAGCAGGCAGAGCAGGCCGAAGCTTTGGAGTTCGTTCGCTTCCTGCTCGATGCGCCGGTTCCGAGGATTGCCCTTGAGAATCCGATCAGCATCATCTCATCGAGGATTCGCAAGCCTGATCAGATCATTCAGCCGTGGCAGTTTGGTCACGGCGAGACCAAGGCAACGTGCCTGTGGCTGAAGAACTTGCCGCTGCTAGCTCCAACCAAGATTGTTCCCGGCCGCGAGCCGCGAGTGCATCGCATGGCTCCATCGCCTGATCGATGGAAGAAGCGCAGCGAAACGTATCTTGGGATTGCTGCTGCGATGGCTGACCAATGGGGTGTGCAATGAGACGGCATGTACCAAGGCCATACACTAAGCCCACGCGGTACAACCCTCGCTTATCTTTTGAGCAGTACTTGATCGTGCTTGAGCGTAAGCACAAGGCAGCAGCCGAGCGTGAGCGTGTGCGTTACAAAGACCTTGTGAAAGAGTGGGGCATCCGCCAGAGTGTGATTGGAACCGCGCTGCAACGCGGTATCAAGCAGTACGACTACATTTTGTGGAAGCAGGAGCGTAAGGAAAATTCCTTACCAGAGGCGCGACGATGACCCGCGAAGAAGTGATTGCCCTTGCTGAAAGCAAAGGATTCCAAGCCAAGCCTTGTGCGTTGGAAAGCATGATGGCAGTCAATGTCGGCAAGGCCGAGGACACTAACGAGCGTATGC